CGTCGCTCTTCTTCCGGCTTGATCCCGGAAACACGAGCGGCATGGTCACCTCCGTACCGATCCGAAGAAGAAGCCGCCCCCACCAAGGTCCATTGAGAACCCGAGCGCGTCGATCATGTCGTCATGGCCCTTGGGGAAGCTGAGCTGTTCGCGCTCGAAGTCGCTACCTTCGAGAGAGCTGTGATGGAAGACCTTGTGGGCCTCGTACTTGGCGGCCACCGCGCGCGCACGCGTGACCTTGTCTACGTCCGACTTGCGGCCCTCGATCGGAATGCGTGGGTAGTCTCGCATGACCTCTTGGATCAGCGTGGACTGGAACTGGTTCGACTCGCAGATGACGAGACCCATCGTCGGGTAGGCCATGTGGCCGTCGTTGATGAACTCGGCGTGGTGGGTTTCACGCTTGTCTCGGTAGACCGAGAGCACGTAGAAGTCCCCGTTGTCGTTGTCCTCTGCGGAGATGACCCGGGCCGTGAAGTCAGCGCGCTCCTTCTCGGATGACGCGAGGTCGATCCCCATGCGGATCGTGTAGGACCGTCCTTCGGGAAGGACGTTGAAGTATTGGAAGTTCCTCTTCAGGAAGACGTTGCCCGTCATCAGCCCGCTGATGTCGTTCTGGTACGAGCAGCTGAAGAGCGCCGTCCCCATCGCGACTCGCTCCTCGTGGAGCTTCTCGATGGACCAGTAGTTAGGCCAGTACGAGAACTCGTCTCCGTTCTCGTCGGTCTGGATGGCTGGAATGACCAGATGCTTCCACCCTCGCCCGCCCTTCTCGACCGGATCGATGAGGTGCTGGTACAGGTCGTCCTCGGCCCATCTGGTCCCAAGGATGATGATGATGCCGCCCGGAACGAGGCAAGGTCGGAGGGTCTTCCAGAACCACGTCTCGACCTTCTCGCGCGCCTCCGTCGTCAGGGTGTTCTCTTCATCGAGGATGTCATCGCAGATGATGACGTCGAACCGCTTGCTGATGATCGCGCCGCCCGCGCCAGCGGAGTAGAGCGTCACATCCTTGCTGCCAGCCCACCGCGAGTCTGCCCTGAGCCACTCGACGTCTGTCCACTTCTGGGCTGACTTGAGGTTCCCGAACAGCTCATGCTGCTGGGCGTTCGCTTCGAGCGTGTACCTGATCGCTCGACTGAAGTCGTTCGCCTGCTTCGCCGTGTTGGAGATCAGACCGATCCTGATGTCCTTGTCGGTGCTGACCTTGTGCGCAAGCTTGATCGTGTTGCCCCACGTGGTCTTGGCAGATCCACGGGGCATAAGGATGACAATGTTCTCGCGCTTTTCGATCGCCCGGTCGATCGCGTCGACCATGACCCGGTGGTGCGGCTCGGCCTCGTAGCCGAAAACGTACTCGCCGTAGGCGTAGACGTCAGTGGGAGCGAGCTGACGAAGGATCAGGCCGCGAAGATGTTCCTTCTGTTGGTCCGACAACCTGTCGGGGTCGAAGTGCTGCAAGTAGATCCCTCATGGTTTCAGGGTCAGCCTGCGTCAGCACATCGATCCCGAGGTTCCTGTTCTCGTTGATCTGGGAAGGCTGACCGATGAGGCTCTGGAACTTGTCGATCAGGATCGCGAGATCCCGGGGGTGGATCCGCATCACCTTGCGGCGCTTGGTGGCCCCGCTAACCTCGTACTCCTCCTCGGCGTCCATGTCTTCGGCCATCTTGAGGATGCCTGCATGGATGACTTCGAGGGCGTCAAGCTGGATCTCGGCGATCTTCGTGGCTCGCTTCGCGGCGAGATGCTCCAGCGACTTGTTCTCCACCTGCCGGTTGAACTCAGTCCGCTTCTGGTCCCAGTCCTCTCGCTTCGCCCGCGCGTTGACCGTCGACCATGTGGGGATGTCGTTGGCGCGGCACAGCTCGCGGATCGACATCGTCCCTTGGACGTACTGGTTCTTCAGGCTGATGTAGTCGTACTTGGTGCCCATTACGCTCCCGCGATGTAGTCAGCGCAGATCAGCTCAAGAGCTGCCCAATCCTCTACGCCCTCGCCTTCCTTCACTTTGCCAATCGCCTGATCGATGACGAGAGCGGCCGAGTGGGGGAGACGGTAGATGCGCTCGACCCACTGCCGAGCCTCTTCCTGCTTCTCTTCAACCTTGGGGCGCTTGAGAGCATCCCAGTCGAAGTCTGCCTTGCGCTCGGCGATCATCTCGGCGAGACGCTCCCGCTTGTAGGGAAGCACACGCTCAAGATCAAGCATCGAGCGACGAGTCGAGAGATCGCGAACCAGCGCCGCGAGCTTCTCTTCGTTGGGCTTGCCCCGGAGATCATTGAGGACGATCGTCAGCTGCTCGGCGATGTCATCAGTCACGACAAGAACGATCGCCGGGATGAAGATCAGTCCCAGCTCGTCAGCCGCCTTCCAGCGGTGTTCGCCATCGATGATCTCGTACTTACCATTGGCGATCTTGCGAACGGTGACCGGATCCACAAACCCAAACTCGCGGATCGACTCGACCTCCTTGCGATAGGTCTCGTCGTCCATCTTGTTGGGGTTCCACGGGTTCGGAACCATGTCCGCAACCCGCAGGTAGTGCATCTCGATCTCTGTGCTCTTCATCGCGGGACGTTCCTCGCGATGCCGGTCAGACGACCATCGCTCACGGAGACCATGACGATTGACGGGTGCCCGAGGAGAAGGCGCTCCATGAACAGCACGGCAATCTGTTCCGGGGTTGGATTGAGCTTCGGGAACATCTCATTGAAGCTCCGGTCGGCAACCCCATCCAGAATGTCGATGAGGTCTTCCTCCAGCTTGTTCTCCTTGCCGATCTTCTCGACCTCTACAACCCAGTGGTGCCCGTGGTTGCGCACGCAACGGGCACGATCTGGTTCGTCGCCGATAAGCTGATGATGCGCATCGAACTCACTGCGAACACGAACGAGCTGCTCCACGGTGATCCCTCCCGTGTGTGTTGATGCCAGAACGTGGAGACGGGGTGACCACTGAAGGCCACCCCGTCCGTTCGAGGTTGCTCAGGTAGCCCCAGCTCCCCGAGCACATGTGCTGTTTGAGCGAGTCTAGCAGCACACTCGTGCTGTCTGCTAGGCCATTAGCGCAGGAATAGCGCCCCGGCACCAATGATCCCGGCTGCGGCTCCGAAGATTGCGCCCCAGAACCCCGCGATCAGGACGATCAGCCCGAGGTAGATGGCGCATCCGAGGCAGCCAGATCGCTGCGCTTCGGGTTCGGCGTCCACGTTCCAATGACCTCGATGAATGGCTTTCGGCTGCGAATGACCCGCACCGTCTCGGTGATGGTGGGGAACGTGTCTCTGAACTCCCGCACCCCAATCATCGGGTAGTCGCGACGCTGATGGCTACGGTCGGCCACTACAGCTCCTCTCCAAATGGCCCGGAGGCGACAGTGGCCCCCACGTCATCCCACATCTCTGTCTTGGGGTCGTAGCGCCAGTCAACAAGAACCTCGCCGACGGAAAGCAACTCGACCCCGCCATCCATGTTCACGGCCATGAAGAAGGCAACGTCATCAGCCATTCCCGTCGCAATGATGATGCGAGGCAGGTTGTCTGAGACGCGGACTGCCTTCAATGGCCTCTGGAAGACCGCGATGCTGTTGGCTGCCAAGATCCCTCCTGTGTGCGGCCCAGCTTGGTACCGCGATGATACACCTACCGGGTCGCTTATTGGTCAACATCTCGCACCGGGCTGATGCCGAACCCCGCGAACAGGACCCTCATCTTCTTACGGGCCATCTCCTGCTCCATCTCGGTCGGCATCTCCGCGATGCGGGCCTCGGCGTACTTGAGGAACCTGTCGCGCGGATGGCACTCGCCAAGCTCCTGAGACAGATCGATGCGGCCCTCGGTGATCGTCTCCGGGTTCTTCAGCTCCATGAAGTAGATGTCGTCCCATGGCTTGTCGCTCGGGATCTTGACCCCCAGCGCAAGACCAAGAGGCCAGAGGACGAACGAGTTGACGGCCCAGAGCACACCAGCCGCCCTTACCTCGTTCGGGCTCATTCCCTCCCAGTCAGTCATCGGAGGACTCGATCAACACGCGTCCGATGGCGCGGATGTTGAAGCGATCGATGTCTGTAATCCCAATGTAGACATCGATGTCCTGAATGAGCAGAAGATCGCTGAGGTTGACGACTGACCCGTCCCTCTCGATCTCTACTCGCTTCACCAGCCCACCCTTGTCCTTCTTGATCCGCAGGATCGGCCAGTTACTCATCGGTGACCCACTCCTCGATGTCGTTCACGATCTCCGACCCATCGGGCTGAACGGTGACGGTGTACCTACGATGCAGCGTTTGCCCGTTTTCGATTGCGAGAGCGGGCTCGCCGACGCGCTCGGGCGCTGCGATCGGGGCCGCTTCGGTTCTCGAAAGGGGACCGTCCGGCAATCGCAATCCTTCGGACGTCACGAGCGACGGGCGTGACTGGTTTTCCATCCGTTCCTTCCTTCCAGTCGAAGATGAGACCCTCGATGTTGAAGAGGATCACCGGGGCATTCAGCTCGATCTTGCTGGTCGTATTCATCTCTCGAAGCAGACCACGAACACGATGCGTCTTCTCCGGGAAGTGAAGGATCACCTCCATCGGCACGATCACGTCAGGCACGGGCGGTGTCCTCGGGAACATGCAGCCATTCCATTTCGATGTAGACCTCTGTCAAGTTACGAACACCGAGGTTCCGGTAGATGCGGAACTTGTGGTTCTTGATCGTCTGCTCGGACACGCCAAGCGTGATCGCTGCCTCTGCATTGGTGTAGCCCGTCTTGGCAATCAGCCGCAGGACTTCCATCTGCTTGGGGGTAATCCTCGCGCGTCGGATCCTCACCATGGCCCTTTCTTGACACCCTTCTGGGGCTGCATTCGCGGCTTCGCGAACTTCTCCCAGCACTCGTTGCAGACGTCGAGGCTACCTGCCGCATGGGCGCGGCTGGACCACTTCTCGTTGATCTTCTTGATGGTCATGCGTCGCAAGCCGAACCTCAGAACGCGGTTCTTCTCGCTGTCGGGGATGCCGCAGATGTCGCAGGTCTTCCAGCTGCTCATGCCACGCTTTCTCGTAGCCTTTGACGCCTCAGACGTTGGTACTCGCGTCTCTGCGCTCTGCGCTCTCTCTCGTAGGCGGGCAGATATTGCGGCGCGTTCTTCCTCAAGTACAGGCGGTAGTGCCTAGAGGCAGCCGCCTTGTACGACCTGAAGTCGGGGTCCTTGCTCTTCATGCGGGCGTACAGGCGTGCCCGCTCACGCTCGCACGATCGGCACATGTCCCACTTGTTGAGTCTCCAGAACTCCGTCGAGATCGGCCACCAGTCTCCGCAATGAGGGCAGCGAAGCTCTGGTCCGTCAATCAACGAGAGTCGAAGTCGAAGTTGTGGTTCAGCCATCATCGAGGATGTCGCGGAGCGCCATCGCGTCGACCATGCGGACATGAGCCCACTCGACCCCAATCTCGGGCATGGCGTTGTCGATTAGTATCCGCGCCGCCACCTTGATCTTGATGAGCTGGGCGATCTTGTCGCGCGCATCATCGAGCTTGATGTGGGCCTGCTCGCAATCGCAGGGCCAAGGAAGCCCTTCCTTCTGGCAGAACAGCTGGGGCGGCTTGCCGACGATGTTGGCCGTATAGGATCGGTGCCGACTCATCAGCGGGATGGCGGCTCGGGCATCGGCCCACCAGTCGAACGGTCGTAGGTTCCGCGTCGACCTTTCTGGACCAGCTCCAGAATGAGGACGTCCGCCCCGTGAGACTCCAGCAGCTTGCCGTCCTTGTCGTAGCCGCGAACGATCGTCGCACGCGCACACCCGGTCATCCACTGGGTGAACCCGATGATCGGACCCTGAATGTCGTACAGCGGATCGCGAACGATGTCGCCCAGTTCCAGACCCTTGGTGTCGATGTTCATTTCGCCTCCGTGGTGGGGGCGCGCCGGGGTAACTGGCGCGCGCCCACCCTCAACCTTCTACTTGGCGAAGCGGCGGGTCACGAGGAACGACGTTCCTGCGAAGACCAGCAGAGCGAGCGAGAGGGGGATGACGGGGCTGCCCGACGTCTGGTCAGCGACCGTGCTGGTCGGAGGTGGCGTCGACTCGACGGCCACCGGAGGAGCACTTGGTTGCTCACTCGGCGGCGTTGTGGGAGGCGTTGTGGGAGGGGTTGTGGGAGGCGTTGTCGGAGGGGTTGTCGGAGGGGTTGTCGGAGGGGTTGTGGGAGGCGTCGTGGGTGGGTTCGACGGAGGATTGGACGGAGGATTGGACGGAGGATTGGACGGAGGATTGGACGGAGGATTGGACGGAGGATTGGAAGGTGGGTTGGAAGGTGGGTTGGAAGGTGGGGTAATCGGTGGGCAGAAGATGATGTGGCTGATGTCCTTGTCGGCC